CTTAGGAGCAGTCTTCTTAGTAGGTGTAACCTTCTTAGTAGGTGCAACCTTCTTAGGTGCAACCTTCTTAGGTGCAAGATTTTTTTCTCTTAGCTTGCTTAAATCTTTTTTGTTTTTTTCATTATCTACATTAAAACTTGCTGATGCTCTCCAATAATTTTCATTTATATTTTTCTTCTCTTCATTGTACTTATCAGTAGAATATATATTCACCCAACCTTCTAACTCCTTAATCTCATTATTATGGTTTTTCTTTAAGGCTTTTAATTTACCATCAACTTCATCTATCTTATCTTGAATCTTTTTCTTCTTGTCAAGATAAACCTTATCTGTGCTTTCTACCATAATAGGTTCTGCTTTAGACCCTTTAGTAGATGTATCTTTGATAGCTTTTTTTAGTAATTGCATATCCCCTCGCCACAATGCAATCTTTTTATTACTAGCTTTAATAGAGTTATTTTTTACATTGGTTGTCCTAGCTAAACTTTTTTTATGTTTATCTAAACTCTCCTTAGTTTTAGCATTCTCTATCTTCTTCTTAATATTTGTAGAGTTATCCTTAAATGTATTTAGTACTTTTGTTTTTTTCTGTTCCTCTGCTTCTATATTATTTTTTAACTCAGCGATAGCTAATTCGGTTGCCTCTTCTTTATCAGCTCTCTGAAACTTAGTATCACTCTCCTCGTCAGGTCTCCAACTAAAATTATTTTTCTCTTCGTTAGCCCACTCTGCTATCCTTTCAGACCGTAGTACCAGTGGGGGAGCGGCTTCTCTAAGTCCTCGTCCGCCATCTTGTCTCCATGCAGATAGCTCATCGCTAAGGATTGTGTTAGCTCTTCTCCCAAGGAGTTTGCGAATATCTCCGCTGCTTTTAATGATTCTAAGTCCACTATCTGTCGCCCATTTTGGGAATCGTTTTCTTGTTTCTTCCTCATTTCTAAAGTATTGTATTGATGAAATTATTAATGACCTTTCTTCTTGTGTTATGTTTCCTTCTTCTATCTCTTTTACCAAAGCCTCAGATAAATCAAAGAAGTATTTTTTCTCATCATTTGTTCTTTGAGCATTGTTAACTCCAAAGGCTCTCTGAGCTTCCCAAGTAATTGATTGTAACTCTCTCGCACTTAACCCAACCTCTGCTGCTACTTCTTGGTATGCTTCTTTTATAACATCATACATAGCAGATTTACCTTGGTCAAATAACTTGATGCCACCTGCATCATTTACAGAAGCAGGCAGGTTTAAAGCTACGGAAGCTGCGTGAGTATCTGCTGTTATGTAATCGTTCTCATGGTCAGGGTGTAGAATGTTATTTATAAAGTTTCTAACCTTATTCCCGTAACCTATTTGCACTGAGACATTCTCTCTACTGCCATCTAAGTATAGACTAATAGCCTTAGCTATCTCGCTGTTTGAATTCCAAGTAATGGGTGTGCTGTTAAGCACAATATTACCTTTCTCATCCTTAAGTATCTTGCCATTAGGGTCTGTCTGAGCTACCCCAGAACTATTGTTCGCTTGGTCTTTTATTCTAACAACAGTAGCTACCTGCTGTAGTCTGTTTATGTAATCATTATCAGCCTCACCTTTACCTTGAGGTGCAAGCAACTCGTCTATTGTCATTCCAATAAATTCTTTTGCTGCATCAATAGATTTAAGGAAAGTGCTTTTGCTGTCATTACGACCAACATAGTTCTTTACCTTTTGCCACTCTTCCTGTGTAAGAGGCTTATCATTTTGATTAGTAAGAACATCCAAGACTCTCTCGGCTCCTGATATATTGTTGAACCAATCATTTTGTGGGGATAGTACTGCAAGTATACCAGCTACTTGAGGTGTACTGAGTTTGCTACCATCAGGTTTTACATATGTATCCTGAAGGTTTCTAGCAATTCTATGAGCACCATTATACCACTTCTTTGAATTCTCTATAAATTCAGAGTCTAAGGTATTATATATACTTCTTATATTAGCCTTAGCCATTTCTTTAAAACCATCCATCACTTTTTTAGCTAAAGGAACCATAAACTTTTCAGTCCAATCAGACTTTTTATCCATTCCACTTTCCTTAAAAAGCTCCTTATGATTATCTCTAAGGCGTGATAATTCCTTGGCTTCTCCCATCATTGAAAAGGGTAGAGAAAACTTGGATGAAAATATAACTTTTTTAATTGCTCTATCAATGTTATTTTTATCCTTAGCCTCAGCTTCTTTAGCTGTGATGCCGTGCTTTTCTTCAGAATCCTTATAAGTTACACCTTTGTTCCATGTATATATTCCTTTTGCTATACTTGTAGCCATACCTAGAATATGAGAATTAACTTGACTCTTTGCATTATTCAATTGGTCTTGAATACTACCATTACCAAGTTCTGTGTGCTTTGTATCTCCTCCTATTTTTTTCTTGTCGGCAACAGAAGGTATAGCATCTTCTTTCTTTCCTTTGAAGTCATACTTTTCTTCACCAGTTACGTTTAGGTTAGTAACATCTTCTATCTGTAATTTTGTCTCATCTTCAGAAATCTCAACTGCGTCCTTCTGCTGACGGGCTTTAGGGAGTTGGGGAGTTGCTGAAGTCTCAGTAACCAATGGAGATTGCTTTATATCTCTACCTTTAGCAATGGCATTTAACAAAGTTTTTGTTTCACCTGCTGTGGATACACTAACACCTTTTACTCTTAACTTGTTTAAGATTCTATTAAGCCACTTCATTATCAGCTCTTTAACGCTCAGTGACATACTATCATAATTCTGAGCAAGTATGCCTGCTAATTCTGCCAGCATTTCCTCTTTCTGGCTAGACTTTTTATAATTCTTAGCAAATTTTTCTAGTTTTATTTTAATATCTCCATCAACCTTACCTATAATAGAGTCAAGCATTCTGCTTGTAAGTTCAATTATTTCCTTATTACTAAGGTCACCACTATCTAATACAGCATGAAGCACTTCATGTGCTACAGTTCTAGGGTTAGCCTTCTCACTATTAATATATATAACGCCTTTACTATAAGCACCTGCACCTGTTTGTCTTTGAGCCTTAGTTCCACCCATCCTTTCATCGTTACTAAAATCCTCAGTGCTGTCGTGTATAACAAATTTTACATTAGGAAAGCTTTTCTTAAGAGCTTTTTTATATTTTTTTACCTGCTTAGTAACCTCTTTTATACCAATGCTTTTTTGGCTAGTATCCTCCTCTACAATGTTAGGACTCTCCTGAGCCTCTTCTGCTTTAGCTTCTTCTGCTACCACCTCAATGAGCTGAGTCCTTGGTTGACCTGACCAATCATACCCTACCTCGAAAGTTTTCGCACCATCTTTTGTTTTTACAACAGAAACATTGTCAGTCTTTTTATTGAGCTTATTCTTGAATGTAAAGTTATCATCACCTTTAATTCTTAGTTGTGCTGTTCCATCTTGAAATACTAAACCCTCTGAATGAGCAACTGACTCTTGGTTAAATGTTTTAGCAAACTCAACAGCATGCTCCAATGATAGGTTAGGAACAAAATAAGAGTTCTCTGCTGTTCCATACTTACCCGTAAGCCTCCGAGGTGTATATCCTTTTTGCTTTAACCAAACCCAAGCTTTTTTATTAAGCGATGCATTCTCCTCTTCTGTTAATGGCTGAGCCTCAGGATTCTCACCAGTCAATATACCAAACTCTCCATCTAACTCTTCCTTTAACTGCTCAATATCTTCTTCTTTTAATTCAGCAACAGAATCCTCTACATATTTTGGTTTTGTTCTAGCTGACTTTCTCTCAGCTTTTTGTTTTTCTGTAGGCATCTTAACTCTTACACCTGCTATAAGAACATCACCGTCTTTGTCTTCTTTTGTGTCAGTCTCAAATGTAGCTTGCTCAATCTCAGCACCTTCATTGATTTCGTTCCGAAGGATTTCGTATACCTCAGTATAAACTTCTTGGTCTGTCTTACCTTCAGTATCAAGACTTTCCTTAACCTCAGCACCTTTGTCTCCAAAGACTTCATCAACAGCGTTTGTGTAGTCTATAGAGTTCATTATCTCTGCCTTAGCATCAGATAAAACATTTATAGACTCCTGAAACTCAGCAGCTTCTTGTTTGCTTAAAGTTGCTCTATGCTTTTTTAGTTTTATATCAATTTGCTTAGGACTATCAGTTCTCTCAACACCTGCCTGTTTCAGTAATTTTGACATGAGGTTGTCGTATGTTAAAAGGTCACCAACTTTTTTTCCTCCTAGCAAAACAACATCCGCCTCTGCGTTCTTAACAAGACCGCTTATTTTCTCTACCAAGTTATTAATCTTATTGTGTACCGCTGACCTTTGAGTGTCGCTCAATGGAGCGTTAAGCATACTCTTGTACCCATCTATTATATCGAACGCTTTTTTGAGTTGGTTCTTGTACTTTTTTATACCTACATCCTCCATAATCTTAGAGTAAGCTATGGAAGGAGCTGAGGAACCTGCTGAGGAAATAATTGATGTCACAGCAACATCATCTAACTGGGAGAAGTCTACATCGTCACCCAAAATAAGACCATTAGAAAGTTGATATAATGACTCTATTGAAGTCTCCTCTACAATCTCTGAAGTTGTACGTTTACCTAATTCTAATACAGGTTTCCATCCTGATTTGTTTCCGTTAAGAACACCATAAACAAACTTGTTAGGCTTGACTTTAGATAAGTCCTTAAGTATTTTCATTGAGTTAGGAACTGTACCAACAAATCTTGTTATACTTCCTTCCACAAAACCAGCAGCAACGGCAGCTCTTATGAGGTCTTCCTCAGATATGTCTGATATTTTTCTCTGTCTTTCAAGTTGATACTTCTGTTGGTTGTACTCTGATTCAGGTAATATATTCTTATTTTCCTCCAACTCTAACAATGCATCATCTATATCACCTAATGCTCCTTGTCTTTCTTTCAGGTCTGCATATGTAGCACCATAAGACGATACTCCAAATATTCCTGCTGTAGTTGTAGCCACAGGTAACCCTAAGGTTCCTCCTGATGCTCCAATACCTATAGCCATTAATGTGTAAGGTAGCTGTGTTGTAAACTCTCTAGTGGCAAACTCCCAAGCGTTACCGTCATCAGCAAAAGCCTCCTTATATGTTTCCTTAATTGGAGTTGTAGCATAATACTCTTCTACCCTTTCCTTCTTATGCTCTAATATCTCGTTTATGTTTGCGTCTCTTTGTTTAGGGTCTCCAAAGCCTAATCCTTTATTAAGGGAATTCAAGGCAATTGATACATCTTCAGCTAACCCTACTGTTGTGAACATAAAGTCCTTACCTAAAGTATTCAATAAATTGTAATCTTTTTGTGCAGCTCCTAAATAATCACCAAGCTCTTGGGATTTTCCTAAAGCATCCCTAATTTCTTGTGTCTTTAATTTATAAAGCTTCTCTCCTTCTTGCTGAAGCTTTAGTAACTCTTGATTTATTGCTCTGGTTACCGTCTCTTGATATGGTGTAGGGTTATTTATTTTAATCTGCACAACAGGAAATCCATCGTCTTTACTTAATGTAGCAACTTCAAACATCTGACCTTCTTGTATGTCCAAATCATCAGGTATGCTTTTAAGCATAGATGTAGTCATGCTGTCTACTGAATCTGTATACCACTGTAAAAATGCCGCAAGTTCTAATGTTCCACTTTCTGCTTTTTGATTCGTAAGGGTAAATCTTTCTTGTAAAATTTTTTTTACTTTCTTTCTTACCTCTTCAGGTAATTCCCCCATAACTTTTTCTATAGCAATATCTTTCTGACGGTCTTGCATAGCTAAAGAGATATTGCCTCTCTGCATCTCCTCCCACTCACTAACTGTCTCAGGAGAGAATTTCTGATATTGAATTGTTTTTATCTCTTCAGGAGTATAGTCTCTGTATACTTGTTTTGGAACAGACATAGCACCATCAGGTGTGTATTCCATTACATCCTTTATCTCATACACACCACCTTTTCTTTCAGACTCTGTTAATTCAACTATCTCTCCTTTTTGTTCGGCATACTTAGATAAATCCAAAAGGTAGTCCGTGTTATATAGAGCTTCATTTAGCCTATTTTCATCTATTTCTAGGGAACGTTTATTAACTTTATCAAGCTTTTGAATTAATGGGTCAATATCATAAAGAGGAGTAGACTTTCCATACTCCCTATAAAGCTCACCCAACTCACTAACCTCGTCTTGTTTTAGTAGATAATTAAAAGCCTCCTGTTTACCTAACACTGACTCGCCCAAGTGATTATAAATTTTATCTCTATACTCTTGACTTGTGGCTATAAGCTTATCAAAGCTCTCTTTCTTACCTAACACTGACTCGCCCAAGTAATTATATAATTTATCTCTATACCTTTTGTCCATCCTTTCGTGCTGTTATATTTATTTTTTTTTACTGACGCTCTGCATTCAGGTCTATTTCTTTTTCTCCTACTGCTCCTGATGTATCATAGCTCATTACTTCAACATATTTATTCTCATCATATGGTATAAAAGATTTTAAGGCAGACATTAGGGCTTTCTTTTTATTCTCTATATTGTATTTACCCGTACCTAAACTCCATAGGATATCACCTTCTTCTTTCACACTTACACCATACTGTTGGTCTACGGTCAGCCCTTTAATTTCTAAGCTGCGAATCAATGTTGTAATATTATTTTTTATATTTTCATAATCTTCACCCTCTTTAATCAAGGCATCCTTCCAGTTAGCATCAAAGGTTCTCTTTGTAGATTCATCTTTAGTTAGGGTATAGTTGTATTCATGAGGAGAATAGCCATAGCTTGTTGTATTAAATTCTTTATCACTCATGTTTTTAGCCAATACTTGATTAAAATCAGAACTGTTAGTAATAAGATTTGCCAATTCCATTAAGAAGTTTTCCTTAGTTTTTAACTGACCACTTCCATCCTTAAATGCTATAGTTACAGCAGGAGAGCCATCGCTTGGTACAACATAAACACCCTCTTTAGTTCTCTTTATAAATTTAGCTTTACCATCCTTTATGTTTGCTAAGTATGTAGCTGCTGACGTAACACTTTGATTATCTCCAAACCATAAAATGTCTAGATTAGATACCATGTCTATTGCTTTTACCTCTCCTCGAGATAGTTTTTCTTCTATATCTTTAGGTATCGTTTTTTTATATTCTTTTTGGGACGTCTCCGAAAGCTCTAGAACTTCTTTGAAATGATTGGATATAGCTTCCTTATGTTCCTCTGACAGCTTAACTCCTTCCTCTATCACATTCTCAGGGTTCCAATAAATATACTGACTTCCTGTTTTTTCACGGTCAGTTGTTAATTCATAAGCTATACCCTCCTCTGTTGTGCCTATATAATTTATAAGTATATCCACGCCATTTAAACCATTGGTTCCTATTTCTGCTGTAACTAAAGAATCAAAGGCTTTTTGAAAATCTTGAATCGCCTTTTTATCTGTCTTTTTAAATAGATATTCTTGACTCCCGTAATTTTCTCTAATATATTTAACTGTGCTGCCTATACCATTTTTTATTGTTGTAACTCCTGACTTATAGTTATACCCATCATATTCTATGCTATTCATTTTCATTATATACTCAGGAACTATTTTATCATTTGTTACCGTGTTCACTAAGTAAAACCCACCATCATCGTGAGACCGAACTTCCAAATTCTCAGGATTAGCATTATCAAGTTGCCACCCTAAAATAGCTTGCTCTATAGGATTAGCTCCTTCAGCACCTCTTTGAGTTACATTACTAATATGCGTTTGAGCACCCTCACCCATTCCAAAGTATCCCTCAACACCAGAAGTATTGTTATCAATGATTCTATTAAACTTAGAAGATGTTATTTCACCAGCTTGAAATCTTCTTAAAGCTTCTCCGTTAGACTCCACAATATGGTCTGAAATTTTATGATTAAGATTATTGATATGGTTGGATGAAGTCATACCTTTACCATAATCCTCGGCTGTCTTTGTAGCTTTATCTGCTTTTCCTTCAAGTTCTTGCTTGTACTTTTCCCAGCCTATTCCAGCGTCTGTGATACCTCTACCTAATTTGGATATAGCACCACCTATATCGGCTAAGTCTTTGCCTTCTCTTTCTTTGTATTTATAGTATGTAGCCATTTATTCGTCTTCTTTTTGTTGAATCAAGAAATTGTTATTTATTGCGTCATATGCCTTAAAAGTTTTATCCCAATCCATTTTACCAATTTTCCCCTTATTAACAAATCCTGAACCTATGGCTACGGCTCCTCCTAGTGCTTGCATACCACTTTCCATTGCTTGAGACTCATATGCTGCTTGAGCTTTAGCTGCTTCTGCTGCCGCAACTTGAGCACCTTCGGCTTCTTGTAAATCTATTTTAGATTTTTCAGACATAAGCCTAGCTTCCTCCGAGGCTACTGTTTTTTCTAAGCCTAAAGCTTCTTGACCCATTGCCGATTGTATTTGCTGCTGCTGCTTGTTTTGAGCCATCTGCACTCTACCTGCTGTAGCTGCCGCACCTCTTACATCACCCTCCTGTGCTGCTTGTAAAGCCATCTTACCTTGAGCAAGAGAAGCTTCCCTTGCTAATTCGTATGGCTCTTTCTTAATAGAGAGGGCTTCATATACATTAACATCTAACTTTGACTTAGCTTCTTCCATTGCATTTTCAGCAGCTTTATTAGCCTGCCTTTTCAATCTTTTTTGTTTTTGTGCTAGAGCATAACTTGTTGCCGCTCCTATAGCCGCAACTGCTACACCACCTACTACTATTCCTGCCATAATTGTTTTTTTATTATTGAAGATGGCAATTTTCTAAAGTCTGTTGTATAAACCTCTTTCTCTGCCTCCTCTATTGTTTTTGCATCTGTTTTGTATACGCATACCCAAGTAACATCTGAATGCATATAAGCCACTCTCTGTGTTCCGAGTTCAGTCATTACTTTCATTGGTGCTTTAATTCTTTCTACCTCTCCTGTATCTGTTAATATAGACATTTCTCCTTTTAAAAAAAAAGAAGGATGGTTTTGTTTATGGATATAGCTAACAACGAAAGACCCTTGAGGCATAGACACCTCTCTTGTATACAAACCATCTTTTAAGTCGTGCTTAGTAGGGAACAATTCCTCATGTTCCTTTGTGCCATTAACAGCCATCCCCTCTATGTCTTCTAGTTGTAATCTGAATTCATTTATATCTTCATACAACATACCTCTATCCTTATGAACGGTACTGAGTATTATCTCAGCCTGCTCCCTTATTAAAGAGGATTTATATTTCTTTATAATATTCTTTATAAATTTCACACAACAAAGATACAAAAATATTATGGATTACTTTTCATAACATTAGATTCTATAGCAAAAAGTTCAGTCCTTGTTGTTGAGGAGTTTTCTAAAGCCACGTTTATATAGTGACCCAACACTCCCTGAGACTCAGCCTCTACGTTTTTGGCTACAAGAACCATAGCTCCATTTTTTATCTGTTGGTCTGAAATATGGCTTGTTTGAACAGTAACGCTAGTATCAGTCTTAGCTGTAATAGTTCCTGCTGATACAGGTACATACGAAGGAGATTCTGCGTAAAGAACTGTGTCTCCAATACTTATAATAGTATCAACACTGTTAAGATTACAGGTTTCAAAGAATCCAACCTTATCTATAGAGCTTGGCACACCCAATCCTTGTACACTTCTTACATCATAACTGTTTGTGTTTACATTCCTTATGAATGCATACCAAGTATTCTCTTTCTTTTTAAACCAAGCTGCGTCTATAGTTCCTACATTGTCTGTGTCAGAAGTAACCCCAATACTCCAAGCCGTGTCAGACTCCAAAGATAAAGTCTTAAATAATTTTTGCTCAAAAGGATTTTGATTTATAACTGTATCAATAGTAGAGTTATATTGAGTACCATAAAAATTATTATAAGTAGAATTCTTGTCATGCTCCCAAATGTTTCCACCTTTAAAAGAGTAAAACCTACCATTCATACCTAACATTCTGTCAGGCACATAAGAGAAAAAAGAAGTCCATCCTTTGTTCTCTTGACTATATGCTAATGTTTTGTTATTTGCCATATCTATATATTAAGGAGCTTCACAATCAATTATTTCTACTATAACCCCATTCGCCACCCTATAAGCATTTTGGTCTCCTTGCTGACCAAACCACCCATTACTAACAGCAGTTACTCCATTAGCATCAGTGAACACCCAGTCATATAACCCTAAATCCAAAGGTGCTTTACCGTTTACATATGCCACATAAAAGTTTTCATAGTATACAGAAGAAAGGCAGGCTAAGTTTGAGGTTGACTGAATGCCTGTTGTAACCATCATATCTAATGCTTGAGGACATCCTAATTCCATACTCCAATTGGAAGAGGCACTGTTAATAACCTCAATTGTTAATTGGCTATCAGTTGAGGTAGGTTTAGGTACAATACAGTAATAGGCTAGCGAAGGTACTGTAACACTAGAACTATAAGACTCGTCTCCTGTTTGAAATGAGTAACTTAAGTTACTGCCTGAATCCACCCAAGCACTTCCGTTCCATGTGTATATATCATATGATACAGGAGAGTGAGACGGAACAGTTGGGTGAGCATAAGAATCATCACCAACTAAAACAAAGTTCCCTGAGTTGGATGTGTTGTGATATCCGTCATACTTAGCAGACAGTGCCGTGTAAGTAACCCCCTCGTATATAGCCCTAAACCCATCTGCTACTAATCCTACATCAAACTTAATAACAATAGCACCTGTTGTATTGCCCATCATAATTTCATTTCTGTATACAACATTTAAACCACCTGTTGCTGAGTACTCAACATCACAAGGGTCACCGCAATCAGGACAAGGTACAGCAGGTTGTAAGTACCCACTTACCTGCCTTCTGGATATTGTGCCTGAAGAGTAATATCCATCAGTCGCTTTAGTGGTCAGAGCTGCATCGGTGAAAACCGATAAAGCATCTGCTAAAGTATTTCCATCTAAATAATATTTTGTTGCTGCCATTATAATATAAATGTATAATCATTAATTAAATCATTCCTTTCGTTCTCAGTCCTAGTTTTAACATCAGCATCAACCTCGTTATAAGCACTTACTAAGTGAGATTGTATTTGGGTGTTCAGATTGTCTGGACTAGTTCCGTAAACTGTCCATCTTCCATCACCTAAGTCTACAGTCGATGGATATAACTCTGCAAAGGTATCTAAGTCTATTCCTTCAGCTATGTTGTCATCCCTATTATCTTGATTGGAAAGAGGAAGGTATTGGTCAAAACTAGCATAGTATCTGTCAGAAGTAATTCCTGTTTGAATAGGTATCTTAAACCCTACATATTCAGTAATGAATTTTTCTTCTGTGTCACTGTCCTCCCATCTAACCTGTCCAAAATAAAAGCTCTCACAAGTTAAGTTCTGTGATATAGTTTGGCAATCACAACAAGCGTCTTCAGGCAGCGTAGAATCATAACACAAATAATTAGGTACTGACTCTCTTAAATCCCACACAAAATACAGGTGTGAACCTGTGGTGGGCATAGTAAAGTCAGCATAGTATCTATCAGTTCCACTAACATTCTCTATTGGAGAAGCTTGTGTAGAGCTGGTTAGTAGTGATGTTATATCTGTGTCGTTATTACCATACGCAGTATTGGTTCTCATATACCTAAACTTGTGCATATTATGACGGAACGTAAATGTATCTCCATCTTGTTGGTCTGCAATAATAGAAACTGTTGCACCATCCGCAGGAATATATCCGCCTCCTTGGTTCCCTGTAAAAGAGTTGTAAAAAGAGACCACGGGTGATGTTGGGCTTGAAGCCATTGTTACAAAGTTGGAATGCAATGGGGAAACAAAGCTCCCATCAGTCCATCTGTAGTTAGCATGTATAGTCTCTCCAACATAATTACCGTTGGACACCACTACATTTACAACCGTAATTTCCTCAGCCAAAGGACAGTCTATCATCACTCCCACTATAGCAGTTCCTGTTGTTGTGGTTAGCTCAACATCTACAGTTGATACTGATACAATATTTTTATCAAAAGTATAACCTCGTCCTGCTGGTGTGCTTGCTGTACGGCTGGTTGTAATACTATTATATGTCGTATCTATAGTTACGCTACCCTCAGTGCTAATTAAATCCCAATTAACCCGTGCGTTACCAACAAGGTCTCCCAAGTCAACACACAGATTCACAGGAGTTCCTGCGGTAACTGTAAACGTTTTATACACACCACAATCTACACAAGATTCTATAACAGGCTTCTCTTGACTGTTAGTTGAAAGTATGTATTGGTCGTTAAACATATCATAACCGCCTACCTTTTCTGTGTTGAAATAATCCGACATCATATCCTTAAAGTATCCATCCATACCTTCGTTAGATATAACTGTTAATACTTCATTAGAGTATGCTCCACCTACCAAGCTGAGTACCGCCCCTCTCTTTGCGTCTGTAAAAAACTTACTAGCTCCATATGTTGCAAAGCTTTCAGGGTGATTACTTATACCATACTCCTCTAGTCTTGCTAGCTGCGTTCCAAACACCTCAGGTATAGAGGCTATTGTTCCACCTGCGGCTGCATCTGATAATAAATTTTTACCTGCTAGTACATAGGATATTTTATCCTCTTGCAGCACAAGTATATCTGTTTGTCTTCCTACAATCTTCATAATCCTTCCAAAGGAATCTTCTAAAGACTTGAAGTTTAACAATCCCATATTAAACACATTGAGTCTGTTTAAGTTTGACTCATCATTATATACACCGCTATAAGTTAAGTCAGCGAATCTATCTGCCTGCTTGTAATCCTGTTCTGATACGGTGGTTACTCTGTTGCCTAATCTTAACTGTCTACCGTCAATTGCGTCTCTAACCTTAAAAGATTCTACTCCATTACCAAAGGCATAACAATTGAAAAACTCTGTATCTATAATGGCTGATGTAAATGTGCTTATGTCTTGGTTTTGAACATTACCTGAATGATTACCACTAGAGTCTATGGAGTAAGACACTGAATCCTCATACCATATATCAGGATTGGTATCACTAGGTTCTGTTTCAAATACAAGTGTTGAGTTATTTCTGTAGATAGTTATAGAAACATTGGCACATAACCTTTTTGCTTTATTACCTGTTCCTGTTAAATCACAACTATGAGTACCTAAAACTGTTAGCATTAATTCATTGGTTGCGTTCCTGTGAAATCCATAGAAGTTAGTCCACTGCCCATTATCGTTTGGATACCAATCCCAATAAACACCTGTGTTAGGGTTATACTCAGTATTCCACAAAGTATTTTGTAGCTCAGTAAAGAAAACATTGTCAATATTATTACTATGGTCGCTTGTTCCTGTCTGAACAATGACATCAAGATTATCCCCTACAGCCCAATCAAATATATTATCATAATCTCTTGAGGCAAATATAGTTTTGGTTAAATCATAATTAACTTCATTACATTTTCCCTTACCCTCTCTGTCAAAATTAAATCGTAATTCTATCCTACTTCCCTCAGGTATAGTGTAATCATACCAATCACCGTTACCGTCCTGCAAGGATGTGGTGTAGTTTATCTGAGGTCTACTCTGAGAAGCACCACAAACTTCCTCACTACCTAAAGTTACCACAGTAAGTGTATCTTTTGATACAGCAAAGTTGTTAGCCCTTACCTTCATATATACACCAGCAGGTACATAGGCATTTTCAGTAGGGTCTTGAGTGCTTGGAACGGTAATAAAGTTAGCCGCTTTTGATTCTTTTTCCAAAACGGTAGTGTAAGTGCAAGGGCTTACAGCTCCGTTTGCATCCACCTTAACCTTTAGTCTATCTCCTGTCTCTACCTTTTTAGAGTTTTCACCGTCTAATAGTATATATGTATAACCTGTCTCTATATCAAAGAAGGATATTCCTCCGTATATTGTTTCATAAAATTCCTCATTCTGTTTTGCTACAAATTTATAACGAGCAGCCCAACTAGGAGCAACCTGTTGCGAAGGTATTTCTACCCTTGCAATATTTGATTTGTTACTGGCATTACAAGGAACGTGGATGGTATTGTTATTACTAACAAGAGCTGTTGTCGAGCGATTATATTCATCCATATAAACAATTCCTAACTCATAATCCCTGTCGCTATGTAAACTTTTTAAGGTACTAACATCTGTATAGGTTGCTTCAGCATTACTTATTCTGAAGTACTCAATGGCTTGTTGTGTTACAGTAGTTATATTATCAACATACCTCATAGCATTTACTTGGATTATCAGCTCGTCTGTTGCTGTTGCTGAGACTGAAAATGATTCCCCCCAATTGTCTCTACCCGACTCAAGCTTGGTATATGTTCCGCTATCTAAAGTTTGAAGGCAGTTGCAGTTAAATAAATCAGTAATAGAGTATCCTAAACAAGAATTTGATACGGGTATACTGGTGGTTATTTCTTCCAAGAACTCTGAAGATGCCACCATTTCCGCTAGGCTTGTATAGTCCTTGGGCAAGACAAAAGAAAACCCTGCTGAAACAAAAGTATTTGTATCCGTAGGAGTTACACTTCCCTCCCAGTGTTCATGTGACACCTCCATAACTAACGATATAGCTACACCTTTTATAAGTGGTTTATTCGACAGGTCTATACTTACAGTTGACTGAGGTATCACCTCATTAGAAAACCCACCCACATTATATGTGCCATTTGACAGGTTAGATGTTACGCTAAACGATGCAACATCTTGTGTTACTAAAGATGTATTGTACTCTAACTTAGTTTCAAAACCACTACTGTCTTTTAGGTCATAACCATCTGTGTATCCTCCGTACACTAATCTGTTTCCCATAACTGTAAGGGTCTCAGCCTTTAAAGGTACATTGTCATACAGCCTTAATATTTCCGAGTCGCTAAGCACTGTGTATACTTTGCTATTATCAAATGTGTAAATCAGGTCTGTATTATCTGATAACCCTAACTCTTCTTTATCTAGTTTCTCTATTACCTTTATAGTGTTACTACTCATTTCTTTGAATAGCAAATCAACTCCAACAACAAGACTACTTCCTGTATTATAAGTAATCTCCACAGCATTCGCAGAGTTTATCATTCCTTCATTAAGCCCTGAATCTATATTGTAATTAAAGTTGTTGGGAATAAAAGACGGCTGAGTGAATTGAGATGTAGCAGAATACTCACCATTTTCATAACGATATCTATAAGCAAATGATAAAAACCTATCTTCTATATAGTTATCAGAATTAGGTATGGAAATTTCTGATGTAGTTGGAGAATTAATAGGTGGTTTTTTTACTACCAACAATTCTTCTGCTGTAAATCCATCAATATATAAATTGACATAAGGAGCATAACCTTTTTTTACATTAATAAATCTTGGTTGGTTATAGTTGTCAGTCCATAATAAAAGGTCTTCAATTTTTACCACACTGTGAATGGGATATTCTGTATTAAAATTTAAAGTAGTGGTATTTTTTGTGCCTTCCCTAGTAGATGTAAGGTGATTTGTGAGTGATTTTGTTTGAGTATTGTAAGACACAATCATATCAATCTTTCCCACAGGTCTGGTGGTGTGTGTCATCTCATCGTGTATAAACCAATATATAGTTTCGTTAGAGCCATCCTCATAGCTGCCTATAACTTTTGCATTTGAACTTAATGACACTTGATTCCAAATTATATCAGTTAGCTGAGTATTACCCATAGCGTTTTCAGCAACTCCCTGCTGCCCCCCATCATTAGAGTTAACCCTAACATTTAAAGCATCAACATACTCCCCATCCTGAATAAGACGCTCATCCAACTTCTTATTCATTTTGCCCTGTACAAAAGTTCTTTTTAATTCTGCCATATTACTTCAACCATTTATCTTTGTTACGCATTACTTGCATTATTTTAGACGGATGCATATCGCTAATCCTAATCTTAGCATTTCTAAGAAGTGCTGTCTTTCTTTTTCTAGCTCTATGTACAATATATTCCTGCACTCCAAGTTTTGAGTTAAGCATTTCTGCCTCTATGTATGCGTATACATACTGTTCAAATAATTTGTTTACACCTATTGAAGAGTTGTCTCCGTTTTCCATTCCATCTGATATATACTCAAGTATACAGCTTTCTCCTAACATTTCAGAAGAGAAGTTAATAACGCCAGTCTTTTTATCTATACGAAATGTTGGGTTCATATTTGCTGTCTCAGTATTAAGACCAAACCTTGCACCCATATTGAATTTAAAATACCAATCCCCATCTAATTCATATCCTTCCATACCATGAAATGGATTTCTAGGATTCAGGTATATACTTCTTTTAGTTCCGTCCAATCTATCTGAGTTAATCTCTGAATCAATAAGAACTACACTCCCATCTGAATTAAATATTACATCACCATCAGCTTCCTGTGAGTAAGCCTTTGCGTAATTTGTCTGAACATTTTGTGTTAACGGTCTTAATACACCATCCTTATATAAGGATATTCTAACCCAATTTACATAATCAGGAGGCAGTATAAATGTTAAGTTGTCTGTAACATTTAACTGAAGAACTTTTAATTCTCTAGCTGCATCATAGTTCAATTCCTGAATAGCTCTCTTAGCGTGGAATAGTATTTTATATCTTTCCTCATTATTTATTAATGAGTGATTACCTGTATACATCAGCATAAAGTTGTTAACTATATCTTGCAATGATACATACTGATAGCTACCGTGATTAGCAGCATTATCATAGTAATTCTTATCTGTAATATAACCCATATCTTTTATGATTGTTGTTCTTGTTGTTCGTTATAAACCTCTTCTGATTTTGTATAAGCCACGACCTCTGCCTCTCTTATACTCACACCTGCATATTGTAATATCTTCATAACCAAATTAGGTTCGTCTGATGATGGAAGCTCAAAGTCTTGGTAGTCTACTGCTGATGAGTCAAACACAGGCTCTCCTCCGCTCAGGGATATATAAGTCCATTTAGGCTCTTTTGGATATCGTATACAGTTAGCCTCAATTTCCCCGAAGCTGTAAACTCTTACAGGAAACAATTCTACTGTATCGGCTTGCATAACATAAGCAGGAAATGAATCAGATGGCTGTGTTAATAAGCTATTCATTAACATTTGAATCTTACTTCTGGATATCTTTTCTACATCTACAGAATTATAATTAACAGGTCTACTTACAGAGTAGCTGATACCTGATGCGTTAAACAACAAACCTGTTGTTGCTAATGTTGTTGAGTTGGGTATAGCTGTTATAAAAACTCTTCCTGTGGATGTTATCACAGTATCCCCTACAGCCACTTGGTCTTCTGTGGTAGCAGTAAAGTTTGCACTTGAATCTATTAGTAGATTTTGGGCAGCGTCTGAGCTTGTTGTCGTTCCGCTAGTAAGTATTCCCCTTTTTATAATAGAGTTAACAAGGTAGTAGTTGTAACCTTCTACATTTTCTCTTGGCAGGTAAAACACGTTACCGCTCGCCACTGTATTTAATGTGGTAACCTCACTGAAATCCTCTATAACTTCTAGTATGCTTTTTGCAATATCTGCATTATCTGAGTGACTACGCCTTGCATTCTCTTTTGTTATTTGTGTGTTATAACTATAAAAATAATCCTCAAATAAATCTAACTGTGCTTGTTTAGCAAACAGGTTAAAATCAGAAGGTGATATATAGCCGTAGTTATTCTTATTGAGAATTGACAGCACTGTGTTTCTAACTGAGTTAATCATATCTTGATAATTTTGTACAAAGATAACACAAAAAAAGGATAACCCATTTCTGAGCTATCCTTTTGCTTTTAGTTAAAATGAACTTATAACAGATTGTTTAGCATACTAAAAACTTCCTTGCCGTCTTCTGTTTTAAAGTACTCAGCACAAGCGTCTTCAACTGTTCTACCAAACTCTACTGTTAGCATACGCTTTTTGTTTCCCTCCAAGTTAAAGAAAACCTCTCTACCTTTGTTACGAGACAGTATCATTCTTTGGTCAAAGAATGTTTGTATCTCTGACTTGAACTTCATTGTAGGGTCTTCCATTGCTTGATTGAAATCAGTAGGATTAGTCTTTGCAAAAACCAATACATCCCTTTTCATTTCTGCTGTAGTTATTACACTAGGGTCTTTGCCGAACAATCCTCTGGTAAGCATTTCCAATTGGTCTATGGTAAGGCTTGTAGCTATTGTTAAGGCTTGAGCTTCTGCATTAATTATATCAACCTCAACGGAGGCATCTTTCTCTTTATCTATCTCTACGAATTTTTTATTATACAATGGATGTATGTGTAGAAACTTTTGAAGTGTTTGGTTTTCTTTACCAACAGTCAGCATACCATCTTCAAAAATGATAGGCTCTAGGATTGCATTTGAATCCTGCTCGTCTTCAAAGACTGAACGTTGGTTAGACGCATACCTCATTGCTCTTTGTGTTCCTGAATCTTCATCAAAATAAAGTAAAGGTGAGCGTCTTGTATGTCTTGATGGAAGCATATATGATAAAGGTGCTTCATTCCTTACGAGCTTATAAGCTCTGTCTACATATTCTTGTTTTTTCTTCATTACAATAAATTATATAAAATTAAAAAATAGGGAGAGGATTTCTCCCCTCCCAAAAAATATACTCATCTTATTACTCTTGGAATAAAAAGAAGTTGTTTGCACCTAAAGTACAGATAGCTCTCTCTGATAGGAAGTTAACCTGCATTGCATCAAGGTCGCTAGTAGCTGCACCACCTGCTGAACCTGTAATCCAAGTTTTATACTTTCTATCTTCAGTAGATGACTTACGATACCTAACGTGTAGGAAAGGACGCTTAGCATTCTTACCCATTACTTGGTCATACACAGAAGTAGTTCCTGCTGGAACAAGTAAACCATGAATAGCACCTGAGCCTGAACCTAACTTTAAACCGCCACGCATTGTAGGGTCGTTAAGGTATTTCCAGTCAGTTTTATAAAAGTCATATCCTCTACGGAATCCATTGAACCCTAGGTTTAAAGCCATGTTCTCACTGTTGTCAAAAAGACCATAAGATACTCCGCCTGCTGCATTAGAAGATTGAGCTGCTAACATATCATCAATGTCAAAGCTAAATCCTCTGTCTAAGAATAATGCATTCTCTTCAATAGCACCTTGCTTATCAAGACGAGATACCACTGTGTCAAACTCAGCAAGTGTACTTGGGTTTCCTCCACCCCATACATTTCCTCTGTTACCTACAGTGTAGAATACACCTTCAGAACCTTTGTTACCAAAGGTTGGGTTGTGAGTAGCATTAGCTACACCTGAACCTGACTCAGCAGGAACAGCTTCTATCATAGAAGTCTCTAGATAATCATCAAAACGTAGACGAGTTTCTGACTCACTCTTTAGATACCATAGGTATCCATTTGCTCCGTTCTCAGTAGTAACTTCAATCCAACCGATTTGAGCCATATCAGAACCACTAACTTCGTAGTTGTCTTTAAGGATAATTGGGCTGTTGTCAAAGATATCATCTTCAGCTTCTAAAGAACCTTCCATTCCAACGGTTCCTTTTTTAAACTCAGAACCATAAATGAATACTGTAAAGTCTGCCTCATTTACACCTGTACCCGCTATAGCAAGTCCACCTGTTTCATAGAAAGCCACATCAAATGTTGCTGCTGTTGTATTTACAGCAACAACGATACCCTTATTAGAGCCTACACCGATGTTAGCAGTTACCATTACGGTCTGTCCTTTACGAATAGCTAAGTAGTCGCTAATAGTATCATTAACGTGAAATGTTACTTTGGCATCACCATTAGTTCCTGTGGCTGCCCCTACGTCTACATACTTGGTGTGTAATCTTCCTTGCTCTGACCATTTAATCATATCAGAATCAGTTGGAAGTTCCGCTGACACCATTCTTAAGAATGATGATATACTTCTGTTTCCATAACGCTCGAATTCTTTTTCGTACACATCTGGAAGATATTGATTTAAGAAATCAAAATTTGTTATATAGTTTGTGCTCAAAGCAACCTGTTTGCTGCTTGGCTGTAAACTATATGTTGGTGTTGCATTTATTGCCATTACTTCAAAAATTTAAAAGTTATTAATTAGCTCCCTCTTGGAGCTTTTATTTTTAATCCTCGTCCTGATGATTGGCTTACGGCTCTGGCTTGGAATCCATCTGATTGGGATTTAGATGGAGTTCTTCGCTCGTCCATATTTACATTTTTAATTTTCTTTGTCACATCTTCTGTAGCTTTCGCTACTCCTTGCTCATAAAAAAACTTAGCGAACCTATCAGGATTCATTGCTACTGCTAAAGCCTTGTGGTATTCAGCCACGTTAATGATGGTTCCGTCATCATCCATATATTTCCCCACAAAATTACGGATATCTTTCTGACTATCCCTCACCTTTTCAATGTCATTCACTTGATATGAAAGACTAGTATCCTCTCCAATACCGAATTCAAAACCTTTGAAGTCTTTGTTAAAAACACTATCTGTCTCACTCTCAAATGCAGACCTTCTACGCTCGGCTGCTTCCTCCGAAGTTTTAGCATTTGCTATATATTGCTTATAGCTTTCGTAATCCTCCTTGTCTTCAGCAGATACATTTGATTGAGACTCTGACACAGCAGCCTCTTTGTACATTTGCTTTTGTTCATTGAAGTATTCCTTAGCTTTTACAATCGCTTTTTTCTTGGCTAGTTTTGCTTTCTTAATATCCATATCATCATCAAGGTCTTCATCATAGTCAAAGTCTTGCATATATATGTCAAGGTCTTCTTCGTCTATTCCTTCTTCAGTTAATAATAGATACTCTTTAATCAAAGTATCGCCATTCATTGCATCAAAGTCTCTGTTTAGTTTAACATAATCATCAACTCCTCTGCCTGTACTCTTCTTATATTCTAAGAACGCTTGCACATCTTCAGGTAGTTCTTGAGGAGTAGGCTCCCCTTTATTGAACAACTCATCAATGCTATTTAACTCTAAACCATCCCGTTTAGATTTAATATACTCAAGTACCTGCTCTTCTGAAAGCTCAGGCACATCTTCTTCTTTAGTTTCTTCTTCTTCTACGGGAGCTTTCTCCTCGGTAGGTTCAGTAGGTTGGCTTAAATCAATTTTAGGTACACCTACTTCTTCTTCCTGCAATTCCGTATGACCTTCGGTAGAGCTGAGGACTTCTTCTTCACGCTCGGCTTTACTTTTTTCTTCTTGTACTGCATCTTTTACTTTTACGTTTTTAAATTCCATGTATATATAAATTAAATTAAATTGTATATGTTTACAAAACTATATAAAATTACTTACTATTTTTTCTATTTTTACCACTTTACTTTTCGTTTCCACCAATAATCATACTCACTATTGCTATCATAGCCATCATAACTCCTGCAACTGTATCTCTTACTTTAGGGTCAAGATGTTCTCCTGTTATAACCGCCCTTATAAAAGTTAATATTATAAATAGGGCTATAAAGACTATTATTAATATAGACAGTCTGTATTTCTGATTGCTATTCATTTACTATCTAGGGTCAAATTCTCCTAAATGGAATCCATCTAAGCTATCTTCATTAGACTCAAACTTTAAGGGAGCACCTTTAGTTTGTCTTTGATTTATAAGTTCAGACTGTTCGCTATTCTGTTGTGATATCCGTTCAGACTTCTTATCTTCTCTTTTATTTTCTCTCTCACTTAACTGCTGTGCAGTCTGTCCTTGTATGGTCATCTGATAATTAAACTCTCTTTCCATTAACATTAGCTTGAGCTGGGCTTCCTTATTTAGTTTAGCTATTTCAAATTGGCTCTTAGCTTGCTCAATGGTAACCTTGCTGTTTGTTTCAGCCTCAGCTTTTTGTTGAGCGACTTGTGAGGACATTTGTTGTTGCTGTAGCTGCATCTGCTGTTGCATAGCTTGTTGCTGCATCTGCATCTTCTCATCACGTTCTTGCTTACCTTTACGCTTAACTTTGAGTAATTGGTTTGCAAGTTTGGTGTTGTTTATATCCCTAATATCAATAGCATCCTCTAGGTATATATCACCTTTAGATAAAGCCATTTGTATATTCTGCTCTAGCATTTGCTTTGCCTCTTCATCAGGAGCAATCTCAATATATATACCAAAATCATATAAATATAAACCTGATATTTGGTCTAGTAATGAAGAGTTATACTTGCCTACCTTAGATACAAAATCTTCTCTAAATGATGCATACTCTAAGATGTCTGCTATTCTTAAAGATGAAGCTTCAGATATCATATGATACATATAAATACTTCCGTCAAGTATGTGACGAGTAGCTGTATTAGAATTTAATGCAGCCATTTTCTGTAACCCAACCAACCCTCTTGGGTCGGGAGTGCTGCCATCTCTCGCTTCATTTAAACCTGTTACAGTTCTAATCATATTGAGGTAATGGTTGTAGTTACCTATAAGCATCTGAGTTTTATTTGCTCCACTATTATGGCTAAGCTCTTGGATAGGAATTTTACCATGATTGTATTCCCCCTCTGATGTGTAGCTTCTACCAATAACAGAACCTGTTTGAAAGTAAAGTTTTAGTGCCTCCTCAGGTGAGTAAGCCTCTCCATTCCCTAGGTCTATTTCATTAAGACCATCTGCGTCAATGTACACACCATCGGGAGTTACCCTTGATATTACTTGCTGCAACTTAAGGTGAGTCATTTGGATTAAATCAGCAAATGGAATCATACGCCTAACTAAGGACTCTAACGAACCCTTGTATATTCTTGGAGCAACAGCAACATACATAGACATTGCGTGTTGGGATGATGATTTAGGTCTCACCATATTTTCAGCCATCTCCCATTTAATAACAATGTCTGTTCCCGCTACCATTACTCCTTCATACCAAACATCAATAGTTTTTTCAATCTTCTCAAACCTTCCCTCCTCTAACATTTCTTCAGGAGGATTAAACTCGTCAGTCTTTTCAATCATTTTCATTGCACCTGAATCAAGAATTTTTTTCTTGTATACAACTTTATTGGTAGTCTTAAAATTAAAATACATTAAAGAACAAGTTTCTCCTGTATATATACTGTCATCTACCTGATTGATACCGTGATACTGATACCAGTCTGTGCTTGCCTGTGAAATGTCTTTTATATCCTCAGGCGTAAGGTCAGGTTTAATTTTAAACAACTCTGTTAAAGGCATTGTTTTAAACTCTCCCCAATAGAATACATCACTAAAGTGTGGGTCTTCTGTGTATGAATGAACTACATTAGCAGGGTCAACATAAGAAATTTTAACACCTTCTCCCTTAAGAAATTCATGTTTCGCAACTCCCATTCCTAAGGTAACTATATCGTAATCAACCTGCTTACGAATTAAATCATATTTATTATCCTTAAGAACAGATTCAATAGCAGCCTCTTCAGCCATCTCAATAGCGGGCTTATATTTTAACTGCATATGCAACATCATCTCTTCATCCGTCTGAGGCATATCACCCTCGTCTAGCATAAAAGGATTAATATTACCTTTCTCTTTTATCAAAGACAACGCTTCCCTAGAAACCATTTGAGCTTCTAAGGTATCTTGGTATTGGTTCTTCCTTTCTTGTGATAACGGGTCAATAGCAGTACATACGGGTCGTAAGTCTCTTTCATTTAATCCATTAACAACTATATCAACAAACTTTGGTATGATTGGAACGGGAGTCCAATCTAGATTTAGGTAAGACAAGTCACCATCAACGGCTATCTCATTTTTATATTTTGCTATACTTTGTTCTCCTCTTGAGTACCTTCTTAGATTATCAAATTCATTATACCTTGAATAATATCTAGAGTCTGATGCTCCACCTCTTTTAAACCATTCGTATTGAATGGCTTGACCTACCTGTAATCCATACTCTATAGTATCCTTCTCTTTGTCACCGACTGCCGAGCTAGGAAAGCTTGTGTAAGAAACACTTACCATTGAATCTTCTTTCATATATTTATGTTATGCGTTGACTGTTGTTGCCTGTATTATTATACCGTGCAAAGTTAACACTAATTTTTGAATCTTTCTTTTCAGCTTTATATAGGTGTTTTTGACAGGCAAGTATAGCTAACCCTGATGATATGGAAGCATCAAACTTAGTTCTGTTATTAATATCAAATTCCGCCCAATCAATTAGAGTTCTATTGAAAGGCATCATACCTATGTCTTCTGAGTCTCTAAACAAACCTTCGTAATCATAACCCACATATTTCTCTATATAAGCCTCTATTGAGGCTGCGTGTATTTGCTTTACATCTTCACTAGAGTTAGGTATTCCTCCTAATTCTTTTTCAGACTTGGATAACTTTGTGTAATGTTTATCAGGTCTATTCATACTATATCCTCTGTACCCCCTGTTCTTAAAGTGATACAACAGACGAGGCTTATTGTTCTCTGCTAGTATAGGCATCCCATAAAAGACACAAGCCATAAGAACATCTTCAAAAAATATCTCAGCAGTCTGTGGTCTAGATATATACTCTAAAAAGAATTCATTACTTGGAGCATTGTCCATATTAAACTTAGTCAATCCATGTAAAGAACCCTTGGAACCCCCTCCTCCTACTGTTCCTGATATGTCATAACTATCACAGCCAAATGCACCTAAGTGTTCGTTAACAGGATAGTATATACCATTACGCTTTTCTCTAAGGTTTGTTAATCTTTTTTCAGGAGTCCAACTAATCCTAAATCTTCCTCCTTGCTGAGGTGAGAATATTACCTCCGTATCTTTTATTCCATCCTTCCAAGTGAAGTTTCCTGATGTAACATGATGAGACTCAATGTTACCATCATTATAATCTATCTGTTCATTAATTTTAGTTAGATTAAATAAAGACTGCTTGCTCTCATTTCTAAATGCGTGAGATTCAGTTCTTGGAAACTGTCTGTAAAACTCATTAAGAGCAGAGGCATCTCCTTTAAGTGAGTCAACTTCTCCTTCCCAATACTCAACAGCACCTATGTCAATCATTTCATTATCAACTCCCAACACTGGTTTAGGAGGAGTATTGATAACAGGCATACCATATCTATCTATGAACCCCTCTAGGTTAAACTCCATAGGAATGAATATTTTATATAGCCCACTCTTAGTCTGACCGTTACTATTTCTTTTTGTCAGGTCAGAATCAAAGTACATATCCTTAAACTCTTTACCTCCCTTGTTCTGTGCGTTGACAGTTGAACCCATCATACACTTGCCTATAATCTTTTTACCTAACCTAAGACAAGTTTTTTGGACACGCCATGATTCTTTTATATCGTTAGGCTTTAAATATTTACCACTCTCATCGTGTACCAAATACTGTAATTTTTCACCATCATAAGAGTTGTTGTCTGTGTTCCTCCAATCTATTGTGGTATCCAAACCTTGTGTGTATTCACCAT